ATCCTAGAATGATTGTTTGGACATTAAACTTTACAGTTAAAGGCTATGTGTTTGGCCAAACTTCTACTGTTGGATTAATTAAAACATCAATTACTAATATTCTCAATAATATAACTGGTTCTGATTCTGTTGCATTTAATATGTCAAATACAGGTGTTGGAACATATCAAATAGGTGAAATTGTTTATCAAGGTTATTCGGTTAATTCAGCAACAGCTACCGGCCAAGTTTCTTCTTGGGTAAATAATAAACTAATACTTACTAATATTGATGGTAATTTTGTTTCTTCGCAACACATTATTGGTATTAATAGTGGTGCAAGTTATTTGTTTAATTCATATCAATTACAACCAAACAATCTTGCGCAGATTGTTATTACACCTACACCAACCGATGCTAATGCCAATACTTTATATACATATACAGATACGGTAACAGAAACACCAAATATTGATACGAATGTTATATCTCAAAATAATTTCTTAGGTGATTTGAGTTTAAATACTTTTGGTATAGATGATTTATCAACCGAACTAGAAAACCCAATAGATTTAGGATCCTAAAATGTCAAGAACATTACAACTTAAACGTTATGCTAATACAGTAGTTGCTACTACAACAGGAGCACCTGGCGAATTAATTATTGATAACACTAATCATATTTTAACCATTCATGATGGTTTAACTCCTGGTGGTTATCCAATAGGTAGTACAGATAATGTTGCAAGAACTTTAGCCAATTCAGCTATTCGTCAAGCAAATATTGCAATTATTTTAGCTCAAACAGCATTTAATCAAAGTAATGCACAAGCTTTAGTTGAAGCTTCTTTGTCATTTACAACTGCCGCTTATGGCCAAGCAAACATTGCTAGTGCTATTGCAAATACAGTTTCAGGAAATACTAATTATCTACAAGGTGGTTTAAATACAGCTAATGCCAATATATCATATATTATTGGTGTAAATGCTTGGCAAAATACAGTAGATCAAATTCAAAATGCTAATATGGTTTCAGTTCAAGCATTAGCAAACACAGACTATACAACACTAATTGTTTCGGCTGGTGTTTATGGAAATTCAACAAATATTCCCGTTATTACATTAACTGCTAATGGTCGTGTGTCATCTATTACAAATACCACAATTGGTGGATCATTTACAGGTGCACTTGCCACAGGTAATACACTTACAAGTAATAACGGTTTATATGTAACAAATAATTTTACAGGTACATACGCAGATGGCATTGTTGTTGATTATGTATCAGGAATTGGAAGAATTTCGGTTGGACCTTCAGATCAAATTACTTTTTATACTGGTGGTCCAAACACAACACCTATAGTTAATTTGTATAGTAATGGAACAATTACAACAACAAATGTATCAACGTCAGGTTTAATTACAACAACAGGCAATGGTATTGGATATGCAACTGGTTCTGGTGGTACGATTGCACAGATTACATCCAGAGTAACTGGTGTAACTTTAAATAAACCCTCAGGACAAATCACATTATTTTCACAAGCAATGGCAAATAATACATCAAATACTTTTGTACTTACAAATTCCACAATATCAGCAAATGATTTTTTGATGATCAATCATTGGTCCGGTGGCACTTTGGGTAATTATCATTTTGCTTCTAATACTTCTGCTGGTCAAGCAAATGTCACCATTCGAAGCTTTAGTACAGTTGCAACGGAATCTCCAATATTACAATATGTTATTATAAAAGGTGCGGCTTCATAATAAAATAATATGAATAAATTTGAAAAGAGTATGGAAGAAATATTTGATATAACACCTACAGTCAAAGAAGAAAAAAAAGAATCTTTACCTGTAGTATCTGTTAAATATGATAAACCCGACATAGAGGAAGATTTAACTGATGCTTACCAACAATCTAAAGAGAACCTTCAGGGTATTATTGATCAAGGCAAAGAAGCTATGGAAGAAATTCTTAATATTGCTAAAGCCGGACAGCACCCTAGAGCATTTGAAGTCTACGGAACATTACTTAAAAATATGGTGGATGCAAACAAGGAATTATTAAACATTCAAAAAACAATGCGTGATATGGATGGTAAAAAAGAAGTAAACAACACAACAATAGATAAAGCAATATTTGTTGGTTCTACAGCTGACCTTGGAAAATTGTTAAAAGATAATGGCCACAAATAAACAATCATACCGTGATAATCCACTCTTAAAACGAGTTGGGGTAAAATACAATTACACACAAGAACAATTTGATGAGTATGTCAAATGTTCTCAAGATCCAATTTATTTTACTAAATGGATTAAAATTATTACACTAGATGATGGTTTAGTACCTTTTGATATGTACGATTTTCAAAAAGATATGATTAGAACTTTTCATGAAAATCGTTTTGTTATTACCAAATGTCCTCGTCAGGTTGGTAAAACAACAACAGCAGTAGCATATTTACTTTGGACAATTTTATTCAAAGACTCACAATCAATTGCAGTTCTTGCTAACAGAAATAAAACCGCCATTGGTATTCTCGGTAAACTTCAATTAGCCTACGAAAATCTTCCACAATGGTTACAACAAGGTGTTGTTGAATGGAATAAAGCTCGAATTGAATTAGAAAATGGTTCAGTTATTATTGCCGACTCAACATCTTCTGCTGCTTCACGTTCCGGTTCTTTTAATATTGTATTCTTGGATGAGTTTGCTTTCGTACCGTCAAATATTGCTGCAGAATTCATTACTTCCGTTTATCCGGTTATTACTGCTGGTACTAAAACTAAGATTCTGATGGTGTCTACACCAAATGGTATGAATTTGTTTTACAAGTATTGGAATGATGCAGTACACAAACGAAATAATTATGTACCATTTGAAATTCATTGGTCACAGGTTCCTGGTCGTGATGAGGCTTGGAAAGAAGAAACAATTAAGAATACTTCTGAGCACCAGTTCCGGCAGGAGTTTGAAACGGAATTCTTGGGATCATCAAATACTTTGGTGTCTGGACTCAAACTACAACAATTATCATATAAACAGCCTATTGCGGAATATGACAAGGTTAAAATTTACAAAGCACCAGTCAAAGGTGATGATGAAAATGTTAAAGACCACCTGTATGCTCTTGTAGTTGACGTGGCTGAAGGTAAAGGATTAGATTGTTCTACATTTTCCGTTATTGATATTTCAGCAACACCATACGAACAAGTTGCAACATATAAGAGTTCCTCCGTTTCACCAATGTTATTTCCAACCGAAATTTTTAATGCGGCAAAGTTGTATAATGATGCCTATGTTTTAGTTGAGATAAATAACACACCACAGGTTGCAGATATTCTACATCAAGATTTGGAATATGAAAATTTGTGGAAAGTATTTACAGGTAATAAGAAACCACAACAATTGAGTGCCGGCTTTGCTAGAGGTGTTCAATTGGGACTTAAAATGTCACCACAGGTTAAAAGAATTGGTTGTTCTAACCTGAAAACCTTAATTGAAGGTGACAAGTTAATTATTAATGACTTTGATACTATTTCTGAATTAACCACATTTGTGGCGCAAAAGAATTCGTTTGCTGCTGAATCTGATGCTAATGATGATATGGTTATGGGTTTAGTCATGTTTGGATGGATTTCAACTCAAAAGTATTTCAAAGAGATTGTTAACCACGATATTAGAAAACAACTTCAACTTGAAAATATGAATCAGGTTGATGAATTAACACCACCGGCACCAGTCATCGATGATGGTCAAGAACATAGTTTTGACGTTTCAGACGGTGATGTGTGGGAAAAAGCAGATGGTAGAGAAACGTATTCTGCTTACTTTAGGGAAATTCAGAGGTAAAACTCTAAATTTTACGTTACATAAATATGATAATGGTATTATAATTGCCAATACAACAATATTCAAGGAGATAACAAATGGCGTTTTCAATCTCTCCAGGCGTAACAGTATCCGAAACTGACTTAACCACAGTCGTTCCTTCGGTATTGACTACAGCCGGTGCTTTTGCTGGAGCCTTTGTATGGGGTCCAGTAAATAAAATTACTCAAATTACTAGCGAAAATACTTTGCTACAAACTTATCGAGCTCCAGACAGTAACACATATCAATCGTTTTTTACCGCAGCTTCTTTCTTAGCTTATGGTAATAACCTTCAATTGGTTCGTGCGGCTAACACTAAAGCATATAACGCATCTTCTAACGTAAGTGCAATTACAGGTTTAGTACAAAGTACAATACAAATTCCAAATAAAGACGTATTTCAAGCAAGTCTTTTACAGAACGCAACAAACAATAATGCTTATGGTCCATTTGTTGCTAGATATCCAGGCGCTCTTGGTAACTCATTAACCATTTCAATGCTTGATGCTGGTTTACCATTTTCTACTTGGAATGTTAACGGTGTTGGTGTATCTTCCTATTTTAATGGAGCACCAGGAACATCAGCTCAAGCAACTTCAGTTGGCGCTGCTAATGATGAAGTTCACATTGTAGTTATGGATTCTTTAGGTGTATTTACTGGTACTAAAAATACAGTTCTAGAAACTTTTGGATATTTGTCCAAAGGCATAGACTCGGTTGATCATTTAGGAAATTCAAATTATTATAAAAATTATGTTTACAATAATTCAAAATATCTTTATGCAGTAGATCATCCACAACTTTCAA